AGAGATGGCTCGACGGGCGGTTTCTTTGCGGATAATGTTCAAGCAAGTCAGCAGGTGTGGAATACCGTGAATATGCTACTCCGCCTGGATAGAGATTGGAGGGTGTAACTATGAGCTTTGGAAATATGAACGGCTTTGCAGACCTAATTCGTGTGAAAAAAGTCAAGGACGAAGAGGGGTTCGTAAGTGAGCGTGATGTTATTCTAGCATCCTTGCGTGTGTACCAGGAAGGTAGGCACGGCTCTACCAAGTGGGCAAACCTAGCGACTTTCTCTGTTGCAACCGACCTTTTCCGTTTTCGTTATATTCCCGACCTTACCGTTGAAATCGGTGATTTTTTGGTAAACGAGGGTGGCAAGTATGAAATTACCTCCGTTGAGAACGTGAAAGGCAAAGGTATGTATATTGAGGTTCTGGCAAAGAAGGTGGAGGGCGAAAATGGCTAAATGTCAAGTGGTACTACCCGAAGAATTTATGCTTAAGCTCTCTCGTCTTGGCAAACAAACAGATGCTGTTGCAGAAAAAGTGCTAGAGGCGGGCGGTGAGATTATGCTTGATAAAATCAAAGACAATCTAAAATCCGTTGTCGGCAAGGCGGAAGATAGCCGTTCCACGGGTGAGCTTGTTTCCTCACTCGGCTTGTCTTCCGTAAAGCAAGACCGGGACGGCAATAGCAATATCAAAGTAGGTTTTGCCGAGCCAAGGTCTGACGGCGGCAGCAACGCAAAAATCGCCAACATCCTCGAATACGGTAGGAGCGGGCAAACTGCTCGTCCTTTCCTTGCACCCGCCAAGAAATCGGCTAAAAAGCCCTGTCAGGAGGCAATGGTGCGAAAGCTGGAGGAGGAGATTAAAAAGCTATGACGATTTTGGAAAATCTTAATACTTTGCTTGCGGATATAGGTGCGCCTATTGAAACGGGCAGTTTTTCTGGCAAGGCACCTAGTGAGTATATCGTGATTGTGCCTATGACGGATACCTTCCATTTGCACGCGGATAATGCTCCGAATGCGGAGGTGCAGGACGCACGGCTTTCTATATTTACGCAGGGCAACTACAAAAAACTAAAAAACAGCATTGTAAAAGCACTTTTGAGTGATGATTTTACAATTACTGACCGCAGATATATCGGCTATGAAACCGATACAGGCTACCATCATTACGTGGTAGACATCGAAAAAAACTATGAATTGGAGGATTAAAAAATATGGCAACAATCGGTCTTGATAAATTATATTACGCAAAGATTACCGAGGGTGCGAATGGTGAGGAAACCTATGCGACTCCCATTCAGCTTGCAAAGGCAATCTCGGCAGACCTGTCGGTAGAGCTTGCAGAGGCTACGCTTTACGCAGACGATGGTACGGCAGAGGTGGCAAAGGAGTTCAAGTCTGGTACGCTTTCCCTTGGTATTGACGATATCGGTGCTACGGCAGCATCAGATCTTACGGGCGCGGTTATTGATAAAAACCACGTTATCATTTCTGCCGCCGAGGACGGTGGCTCTCCCGTGGCTATTGGTTTCCGTGCTAAAAAGTCTAACGGCAAATACCGTTATTTTTGGCTTTACAGGGTTGTGTTCGGTATTCCCGCTACCAACCTTGCAACGAAGGGTGATAGCATTACCTTCTCGACACCTACCATTGAAGGTACGGTTCTTCGTAGAAATAAGGCGGACACCCGTGGTAAGCACCCTTGGAAGGCAGAGGTCACCGAGGGCGATAACGCAACCGCAACAACCATTACCAATTGGTATAAAGAGGTTTACGAACCTACTTATAGTACAACTTCAGGCACAGGAGGTAGCAACTAATGAGTACTGAAAGAACAGCAATTATTACAGTAGGCGGTGAGGAATACACGCTTATCCTTACCACTAAGGCAACAAAGGAAATCGCAGGACGATACGGTGGTCTTGAGAACCTTGGCAATAAGCTCCTCAAGAGTGAAAACTTTGAGCTTGCGATTGGTGAAATCGTGTGGCTTATTACCGTTCTCGCAAATCAGTCCATTCTCATTTATAATCTTACGCATAAGGACGAACCCAAGGAGCTTTTAACCGAGGAAAAGGTAGAGCTTTTGACTACGCCTTTTGACCTTGCAACCTATAAGGCTGCAATTACCGAGGCTCTTTATAAGGGTACAAAGCGTAATATTGAAAGCGAGGCTACCGAAAAAAACGTGAAGGTCGAGTAAGTGACGAGGAGTTATTTACTCGACTTTTATATTACGGCTTGGCGCATCTCCACCTAACGCAGGCAGAGGTGTGGCTTATGCCTTTCGGTCTACTCCTTGACCTTTGGGAATGCCATAAACAGTTTAACGGTATGACAAAACCGAAAGTGAATAGGAGTATAGACGAAATAATCCCGTATGGGATTTAAGGAGGTGAACTATGGCTGACAATTTTGGCTTAAAAATTGGACTTGACGGTGAAAAAGAGTTCAAAAAGGCCTTGGCAGAAATCAATCAAACCTTCAAGGTTCTTGGCTCTGAAATGCGCCTTGTTGAGTCCGAGTTCGGTAAAAATAACACCTCCGTAGAAGGCTTAACGGCACGAAATCAGGTGCTTGCCAAGGAAATTGAGGCGCAAAAGCAACGCATTGAGATTTTAAGACAAGCACTTGCTAATGCCGCCGAGTCCTTTGGTGAGAACGATAAAAGAACACAAGCCTGGCAGATTCAATTAAACAATGCCCAAGCCGAGCTTAACAATATGCAGCGTGAGCTGGGGCAAAACAATGATGCTCTTGACCGTGCCTCCCGTGGCTTTGATGAGGCGGAAGAAGAGGCGGACGATTTCGGTGACGAGGTTGAAGAGGCAGGAAAACAAAGCGAAGACGCGGGTGGTAGGTTTGACGGTCTTGGTGCGACTTGTAAAGCCGTAGCCGCCACACTTGCTGCCGCCTTCGCAGCCGTTTCTGCCGCCGCTATTTCTGCGGGTAAAGCTCTTGTGGATATGACCACCGAGGGTGCAGCTTATGCAGACACCGTATTAACCGAATCAACGGTTACGGGTATTGCAACGGACAAACTCCAAGAGTATATGTATGCCGCCGAGCTTGTAGACGTTTCCACCGAAACGCTGACAAAATCAATGGCAAAGCAGATAAAGAGTATGAAAGCCGTGCAGGACGGAACGAAACTATCTGCCGAGGCATACGAAAAGCTCGGTGTTGAGGTGCTTAACGCAGACGGTTCTCTTCGTGACAGTGATACCGTTTATTGGGAGGTTATCGATGCGTTAGGTAAGCTGGAAAACGAAACCGAGCGTGATGCCTTGGGTATGCAAATTCTCGGTAAATCGGCACAGGAACTTAATCCGTTGATTGAGGCGGGTGCGGAACGAATGAAGGAACTCGGCAACCAAGCAAGAGAGGCGGGATATGTTGTCGGGGACGATATGCTTAATGCCTACGGTGCCTTGGATGACCAAATTCAATACTTAAATGTTGGAACTACGGCAGCCAAAAATGCACTCGGTACAATATTGCTCCCCATTCTTACTGACCTTGCAACGGATGGTGTTGACCTGCTTGGTGAGTTCACAAACGGAATTCTCAATGCCAACGGTGATATTGGCGCAATGTCCGACGTTATTAGCGATATTTTGCCAAAAGCACTCGATATGGTTATGGGGTATGTGCCAGAGCTGCTTGAAATGATAGGTGCTGTAGTTGGCTCTCTCGGTCAAGCAATAGTGGATAATTTGCCAATTATTGTAGAGTCGGCAACGCAAATTATCTTCTCAATCCTAAACGGACTTATAGCAGGGCTACCGAAAATCGCAGACGGCGCATTGCAGCTTGTCCTAGGACTTGTTGACGGTATTGTGGCGCAGTTGCCGTTGCTCATAAAGGTAGCGGCGGAAGTAATCGTCACGCTTGCAAGCGGCATAGCAAAATCCATACCGAAACTAATACCAACGCTTGTGAAAGTAGTGGTAGAGGTATGCACAACGCTCATCAAGAATTTGCCTATGATTTTGGAGGCGGCTCTTCAACTTATTATGGGTCTTGCTCAAGGTATCCTTGATGCCATTCCCGTTTTGATTGAGGCTCTGCCCGAACTTATCCAAGCAATTCTTGATTTTATCATTGATGCGATACCTCAAATTATAGATGCGGGCATTCAACTTTTGACATCACTTGTGGATGCGTTGCCCGTTATTATTGCGGCTATCGTAGAGGTTATTCCACAAATCATTACAAGCATTATTGACGCGGTTCTTACGGCAATTCCTATGATTGTGGAGGCAGGCATAGAACTTTTAACCTCGCTCATTGATGCGTTGCCAACCATTATTTTGACAATAGTGGAGGCAATTCCTCAAATCATTGAAGGTATTATTACGGCGGTGATTGCTGCTATTCCTCAAATTATAGAGGCTGGCATCACGCTATTGACTTCCATTGTCGCAGCCTTGCCCGATATCATAATCGGCATCGTTGAGGCAATACCCGAAATCATTAATGGAATTATCAACGCATTGCTTGATAACATCGGTCTTTTAATACAAGCGGGTGTTGAGCTGTTTATGGCTCTCATTACAAACCTTCCTACCATCATCATTGAGCTTGTAAAAGCCGTACCTCAAATCATATCGGCACTTATCGAGGCTTTCGGTAAAGGCATCGGTTCGTTTGTCGATATCGGTAAAAACCTTGTAATGGGGTTATGGGAAGGTATACAAAGCCTTGCAACCTGGCTCTGGGATAAGGTTTCCAATTGGGCGGGTGACCTATGGGACGGTATTTGTGATTTCTTCGGTATCCATTCACCGTCACGAAAAATGGCATGGATTGGTGACATGATGATGGAAGGCTTGGCAGGTGGTATTGACGAATCGGCAGGTATGGCTATTAAGTCTGCCACCGATATGACTAAAGACTTGAACTCCGTATTTGGGGACTTGTCGGCAGACCTTTCCACGGCTTTGCCTGAAACCATTGACGTAAACGCAGTAAAATCCACAACGCTTGACGGTTCAAGTGGTGTGGGCGGTAACGGCTTTGTGCTTCAGCTTAGCATTGGCACTTTTAATAACTACACAAACGAGGATATAACCGAACTTACAAACGAAATTATGCAAACGGCAGGAGCGTTTATGAAACGAAAGGAGGTGGTGTTGGGATGAATTATTTTGTTTATAACGGTGTTCGTTCTACCGATATGGGCGTGCGAATTATGTCGAAAAATATATTCTCTGCACCCAAGTATGACTTGACCTTTCAAGCAATACCGGGACGGAACGGTGACCTTATCAACCCAAGTGGTCGCTTTCCTAACGTGACGGTCAGTTATACTTGTTTCCTTCCTGCAAAAAGCATAGGCGAGCTTGCAGAAAAAATAACAAATTTGAAGGCTTGGCTCTATACCGAACCCGATAGATACCACATCTTGACGGATAGCTATGACACAGCCTTTCAACGCAAGGCAGTTTTTAATAATAAACTTGATATTGCTGACGAAATCAATAAAATCGGTACTTTTACCGTTAATTTTTCTTGTCAGCCTTTTAGGTTTTCAATTGCCGGGCAAAAGAAAAGCAGCCACACGGCAACAAGCTTTTCTCTTACAAATCCGTATCCGTTTGCCGCTAAACCTTATATAAAAGTACACGGTAGTGGTAGCGGGAGGCTTATCGTTCAATCGGGTACATATAACGCAATATGGTCATTTTTGGCTATTGACGGGTATGTGGAATGCGACTCTGAAATGATGAACTTTTACAAGGATACGGTGCTTAAAAATGACACGGTTGAGGGGGATGGTTTCCCGCTTTTGCATCAAGGCAAAAACACCATTACCTTTGACGGTGGCATTACAAAAATAGAAATTATACCGAGGTGGGTGTGCGTATGATTCCAATTCTATATAAATCAGATACTACGAACTTTGCCACCTACGGCATCGGTACGCTTACGGATACGATTTCCTGTGAGGTTACCGAGGAGCGTAATGGTGTATACGAATGCGTGCTTAAGTACCCTGTAACGGGTGTACATTTTGGTGAGATTAAGAAGGAACGGCTCATAAAAGCCAAGCCTAATGATACCTCCAAGCCACAAGCCTTCCGTATTTACAGGATAACAACGCCACTCAACGGCATTGTAACAATCTATGCCCAGCACATTTCTTATGACCTTATAGGAATTCCCGTGCCGATGTGTTCCACAGCGCCTATGATGCCACAACTTTTGGCAGATCAGCTATTTGCATCGGCACTTGTACCTCATAATTTTACCTTCAAAACCGAATATACGCTCCCACAAAGGTGTGAAATAGCTAAGCCTAAAAACCTCCGAGCTGTGCTTGGCGGTTCTGGTGGTTCTTTTCTTGATATTTGGGGTGGTGAGTTTGAGTGGGATAACTTTGATATTATCCAACATAAAGAGCGTGGCGCAAATAATGGTGTTGTAATCGAGTACGGCAAGAACCTCACTAAGTTGGAACAGGATAGTGACATTAGTGAGATATACACCGACCTTTTGCCTTTCGCAGTTTCAACGGACGAAGAAGGGGTGGAAACGGTGGTTACTCTTTATGAGCAGACCTTACCGATAACCAAAACAACCCTTATGCAAAAGAAAATACTCATTAAGGATTTTACCGATTCGTTTGAAGAGGGTGAAAACATACATCACAACGAGCTAAGGCTCAAAGCAAAGGACTATATTGCCAATAATCCGCTTGGCATAGAAACCCCGTCGCTCACGATATCCTTTGCTGCGCTTTGGAAACAACCCGAATATCCTGCAATACTTGAGCGTGTTTCACTGTGTGACACAGTAACGGTAAAACACACGGATTATGGCATTTCGGTGCAGCAAAAGGTTATCAAGACGGTGTACGATTCCTTGCTTGAAAAGTACATCTCTATTACGCTCGGTGCTGCGAAGTCCAGTTTTATAAACGAGGTAAGCAATACCAAGGCGGCAATGCAAACCGTAACGCAAACGGTAGACCGAATGCCCACGCTTGTAAATGCTGCAATCAACAACGCAACAAAGCTCATTACAGGTCAAAAGGGCGGCTATGTCATTCTCAATGGCGATAGCGAAACGAGTATGCCTTACGAATTGCTTGTGCTAGACCAACCGAATATTGCCGATGCCGTAAATGTGTGGAGGTGGAACGTTGGTGGTCTTGGCTTTTCCTCTAACGGCTATAACGGTCCCTACGAAACGGCAATCACAGCGGACGGTCAAATTGTAGCCGACTTTGTTACTACAGGCACTCTGTTGGCAGACATTATAAAGGCAGGTATTATTTCCTCCAAGGACGGCTCTTCCTATTGGAATATCGATACGGGCGAGGTGGTCATAAAGGCTTATGCTACAAGTGATGCTCTGAATAAAGCAGTGGGTGACCTTGAAGACGATATTGAAAAGGTAGAAACAACCTTTACACAAACGGCAAATGCTATTTCTGCAAGGGTTACTACCAATGAAAACAATATCTCTGCTTTGACGGTATCCACAGGTCAAATCGAGGCAAGAGTTAGCTCGGCTGAAGGTAATATTTCTTCACTCACCACGGACGTAAACGGTATAAAAACCCGTGTGTCTAATGTGGAAGGTGACGTCTCTGCGATAGAACAGAATGTCACTAGCATTACCACTAGGGTTGCTACTGCCGAGGGGGATATTTCCTCTTTGGAAACAAGCGTGAGTGGTATTTCCATGCGGGTATCCACGGCTGAAGGTAATATTTCAAGCCTTACGCAAACGGTAAACGGCTTTAGCACTAGAATTTCTACGGTTGAAGGTAATGTTTCGACCATTTCGCAAAGTGTATCAAGCCTTACAACCCGTATTGAAACGGCGGAGGGCAATATTTCAACGCTTGAGCAGACCACAACCTCGCTTTCTGCAACGGTAGCCACAAAAGTAGGTAGCGAAGGTGGTAGCACTTCATCTTTTGGTTGGAGCTTGACAAGTAGTGGATTTTACCTTTATTCCAACAGTAGCACGGTTATGTCGGTTACAAGTTCGGGACTTACGGTTAGCGGTTCGGTTACTGCGACGTCGGGTACGATTGGTGGTTTTACCATCGGCTCTACCAAGTTATACAAGACCAAAACGGCTTATAACAATACAACCGCAGGTGTTTATCTCGGTACGGACGGCATTGGACTTGGTGCCGGGACTTTCTATGTTACCTCGGCAGGATACCTTTATGCGACAAGTGGCAAAATCGGTGGTATGAGCTTGACGGCAAGTCAGATGTATTCCAATAACTTTATCTTGGGTACGGTTTATAACGCAGACGATGCAACGCAGTCCTTCACCACGCTTTCATTTGGCACTACGGATGGCTCTACATTCACACCAACTACCATTCTTACGAATAGCGGTTGCTATATGCAGGCTCTTTCCAGTAATGCGATTGCGTGTGGTGTTATCCGTGTTCAATCGATTCGTGCCGACTCAAGTATTAGTACAACTACAGGCTTTTATTTCGGTTATTCAGGTGGTTCGGTTCAGTATTATGCCGAGCTTTCTTGGAGTGGACAAATGCTTTACTTAAAAATCTATAATGAGGATGGTAAGCAGACGGCTCTGACGGAGGCAAAATCATTCACCGTTCACTATGCTTGTATTTGGGGTAAGGATACCACATGGACGGCAACGGTGGCCAAGGGGGCAAGTAGTACTTCTCACGACACAAATGCATTCTGGGGTATCGACTACGCAACCTTTAACTACTCAAGTTCAAACAAGTCGCAGCACACATATTATTTCACGATTTCGGGTACAAGCGCAGAAACAACCATCACAAGTTACGGACATATCGTTCCGTGGTTTGATAACACCTATGATTTAGGCTCGGCGGCATTTAAGTGGCGCAATATTTACGGACAAGCGGGAGTGGTAAATACCTCGGATAGGAATGAGAAATTCGATATCCTTCCCATGGCGGAGGTGTACGGACAAATCTTTGATAGCCTTATTCCCGTTACCTTCAAGTACGTGCATAATTCCAACGAAAGAACGCACCTAGGACTTGTTGCCCAGGATGTAAAGGATGCCATATTGGCGGCGGGACTTACCACGAAGGAGTTTGCCGGGTACTGCGAATGGAAGAATGAAGACGATTCCATTGGCTGTGGTCTTAGGTATAGCGAGTTTGTGGCTATAAACATTTACGAAATCCAAAAGCTCAAAGCACGTGTAAAAGAGCTTGAAGAAAAAATAAAAATTACGGAGGAAACGAACAATGAAAATTAAGGACATTTTGGTAGCAAACGAACCTCTCAAGCGTTTATGCGACAGACGGCTTGCAAGCTATAAGAAAATGCGAGAACTTGCTAGGCTGCGTAAAGCGGTTGAGCAAGAGGTGGAGTTCTATACGGTAGAGGAAACGAAAGCGGTTGGTATTTACGCAGAAGTGGATAAAAACGGCGCACCTGTTTTCCTTGATGACGGTAGACTCCGTTTGAAGGATATGGAGTCCAAGATTGCTTTTGAAAAGGAAATCGAAAAACTCCGTGATACCGAGGTGGACGGCATCGAGCCTATTACTCTTTGCGAGAGTGATTTCCGTTCTGGTGACGATTTACCTACGGTAAGTGAAATGATAGCTCTAGAACCCTTTGTGGTTTTCGAGGAGTAAAGGAGGTACTTATGGGCGAAACGATTATAGCCATTGCATCGGTGATTACGGCTATCGGTGTAATTTTTGGTGTTATTTTTGCAATTTACAAATGGTACTTAAAGCAAGAAAAACAGGATAAGGACATCAAGATAATCAAGGAGGAGCAGTTCCTTCTTACCAAAGGTGTCCTTGCTTGCCTTAAGGGTCTGCAAGAACAAGGCTGCGATGGTCCCGTTACCGTGGCTATTAAGCAGCTTGAAAACCACATAAATAAACAAGCACATAAATAAAAGGAGGATTGTGTTATGGAAAATTTAGCAACTATTAGTGTACCTATTATCGTGTCGGTGGTATATGCACTCATTTCGGTCATTACCAAGGCGGTAAACAACAGCGAGAAGTTCAAGCGTTTTATTCCGCTTTTGGCATTGATTATCGGTGCCGTTCTCGGTGGTGTGCTTTATGCCTTTGAGCCGCAGCTCATCGGTGCAACGTCCGCTATCACTGCCATTCTGATTGGTGGTGCGAGTGGTCTTGCCGCAACTGGTACGGATCAGGTTGTAAAGCAGCTTACCAAAACCAATACAAACGATAAAAAGTAACGAAACTTGAGCCTACTTGGGAATTTTTCCTGGGTAGGCTCTTTTTTTTTATTTCAATAGCAATAGTTTGAGGTTGAAAAATATGTATTTTTATGTTATAATATAATTAGGATAATAGTACCTAAATAGGGGTTTCCAAGGAAGAGGTATGATATGGGTAAATACGTTACAAGAAAAAAAGATATGATTTTCAAAAGCGTGGATTCCTTGCAACAGGTGGTAAATGTGGTAAATGAAGCCGCAGAGGCAACCAATGATAGCAAGCGTACCATTGCTGAAAGTGCTATTCCTGAAGTCCTTGCAGGTGCTTTGGGTGCAGGCATAGGCGGAGTTGGCTCTTTTGCCGCACTTTATGGTTTAGGTGTTGTCGGGTTATCGGCGGCGGGTATTACGTCTGGACTTGCCACAGCGGGTGCGATTGTCGGCGGTGGAATGGTAGCAGGGGTGTTTGTTCTAGCTGCACCGATTGCTCTTTTAGCGGCAGGCGGTGTCGGTCTTGCTGCGCATTTGAAGAACAAGCAATTGCAACAAGAAAAAGAAAGGCTCTATCAAGAGGTTCTAGTTAGACACGCGGCTATAATTAAAGCTATGGAAGAAGAAACAAATGCTACCAAAGAGCGTTTAGATTATCTGCAAAGCTTAAATATTTTATTGCAACAAGCCATCAAGGATTTAAGGAAAGACTTAGGTGAGGTGGCCTAAGATGAGTAAATTTTTAGACTCCCTTAAAGGCACTGTGGATTTATTAAATGGTGCGGCTGATTGCTTAGGTAAAATTGTTGGTAAAGGCAAAGGGGTGGGATATGTTATGATGTCCGCACCTATTGTTGCTCTTTTAGTGCAAGGAGTAAAGACTCAACTGGATAAAGAACAATTGAAAAAAGTCCTTGCTGAAAAGGAACGTGTATACCAAGAAACCTTAAGAAGGCATGAGGCGACTATAAAAGTTCTTGAAAGCAAGATGGAAATTGCAGAAGAAAGGCAAAGAGAGTTGCTAGCTTATAAAGATAAACTTCACGATGCCATTTTGCAACAGCGAATTGAGATACGTGAGTTGAAGGCACAAATAGGATAAGACATATGAGCAAATATAACTATACCAAAGGTGAAAAAGAGATATTAGCCGTCCTCAAAGACCACGATGAAAGGTTGCAAGCAATAAAGGCACCCGATACAGACGCGGTGGATACGGCTATTGCTGATAGCGAGGAATTGTTGCGTTCTATTGGATACCAGCCATCTGCTCATTTTGTTCCTTCCACTCCCGCGATAGTAAAAGAACCTAAAACAATACATATACCTTCGTGGGAGGAAATGGTAGCAGAAGCTACGGCGAAGTATGGCGACGTGGTGGTGGAGGATTTATTTACACCAGAAGAACTGGCAAGCAACGAAAAGGCTATTCTTTTATTAAATCAAGAGTTTAATGCTCTTTATAAACTCGATAAATTTGATATTGCTATCAGTGCGGTTGCCGGGTTGATTGCCGCCGCTGTTGATATCCTTTTAGTTGGGATACCACACAAAACTCCTGATGGGTTGAAGGCAGGTAAACTTTCCGACTATATCCGTGCAAAATTTGATGAGAAATTTCCAGAAGAAGAAATGGAAAAACTCGCAAATTCTAAAAAAAGCAAAGTTCCTTACGATGCCCAGGACAATAGGCATACCATGGTTCGTGTGGAAGGAATGTCTGCTTATTACCATAGGCTTTTATCTTTGGGACATGACCCGTTACTTGGCTTGGTAGTTGGTGTAGCAGATATTATGACCGGGAAAATGACCACCATTGACAAAGCAGGCAATGTGGTGTCGCAGGTGATGGAAAACTATGCCGACAGACAAGAAACCAATCTTTTTAAGGCAATTGCAAAACAAATAATTCATTTTAAATCAGATATAACAACGTCAATGGGGTTGCCCGCTCCTTTGATGGGATTATTTAATTTATTGCAATTCGGTAGCATAGGTGAAGAGGAACAGACCATAGCGGAAATAGTACAAGGTATGTACTATGAAGGATATGATTTTATTCATTTTGCCTCTATGTCTATTCCTACTATGATTGTTGAAGTGGTTGTACGATTGGGGTATGCTATTAAGCGTATAAAGGAAGGTTATTCAATAAAGGAATCGTTGCCGTTTTCTCTCAATCGTGATAAAAATCCCAAGTTGTCCACAATGCTTTTCATTGGGCATTCCGCCGCAACTGCAATCAACGCAGGAAAGGTTGCGTTCACGAAAAATCCAATGGCTATCAATTATCCGCAATGGCTTGCTTTTGCAAAATATTCGTATACGCAGCTAAAGTGGGTATTGATTGAGAAACCTGGCAAACGGGATGCCTATGTCAGCGGTAAATTAAATGAGGAATTGACAAGCATTTATGATGATGCGGAGCAGTTGCTCGACTCGATTTCTGCCGATTTTAACATAGTGTTTGATTAATAGCCTTTGTAAATTTACGATGCACCTAGCAAAAGGGTTTACAAATCGCAAATTTTGTGCTATAATAATATTAACCTATTAAGAGTGCGTGAGGGACAAGCCCGTTGACCGCACAGCAACCTACCGATTGGCAAGGTGCTAAAGCTTGAACAATGGGATTGATTTAGTGGGTAATTAAGCAATCCTGTTGTAACGATGGGATTGCTTTTTTATGCTCTCTTTGTAGGAATTTTTATAACAAAGGGAGACCAAACATGAAAAAAAGAAAAACTATCAAGAGCTTGCTGGGTAAGAACAAGGTTGTGTACGTTCAACTAACAACAAAACCGATTGCTGAAGTATTCTTTGCATTAGCAAAGTATGAAGGGTTTGCTTTAAGTGAAGAGGTGACCAAAACGGGTGTTCGTGAGTACGGCTATGTTAAGCTGAACGAAGATATGACGATAACATATCCTGGATATCATTCGTGGGCAGGAGCTATGCGGTTTTACGCAGCCAAGGTTGAAAACGGCAAAAAGGTTGTTAAAATTGATTTTGAGGAAATGCTATAAGGAGGAATAAGATGCCAGAGTTAAATGATTTCCACGCATTCAAAAATACGAGTGGCGATGGCGGGGGTTCTGGTGGCGGCAAAAAAGGCGGAGGCTTTGGCTTGGGATGGGTTGTTATAGTCATCGTTGTCATAATGCTTATTTCTTTTATTGCTGATGGTGCAAGTTGGGATGCGATAGATACGCTTCTAGGCTTGGGACTTCTTGCCTTCCTATTTGCAAAGTCGCTTTTTAGATGATTTTAAGGGCTATAGCTTAACGGCTATGGCTCTTTTTTTTATGCGTTTTTGCAAAAAATATCATAAACACCCCTTGAAAAATGCCTCCTTTTTCTCCGTATTTTGAAGGAGGTGTTTTTTATGACATCGCAGGAAAAAAGCAAGATTGAAGAACTGAATAATCAAGGTTTGGGGTACTCCAAAATTGCTACAACGCTAAACCTCCCACTCAATACCGTAAAATCCTATATTCAAAGGTATCGAAATAAGCAAAACGGAACTTGCCTGATGTGTGGCGCAAGGTTCAAGGTAACACCGGGAATAAAGCCACGAAAGTTTTGCTCTGATGCTTGCCGTATGCAATGGTGGAATTCCCATCGGCTTGAAGGAAATAAAAAGGCTTTTTATACCGTCAAATGTGCCTTTTGCGGGAAGGAGTTTATTGCTT